ATCTGCAACAGTCATTAAATCAACTTTACCTGCATAATTAGAATTAGCTATATATCTAACATCTGGTGATTTTTGATAGAATGTTAAGACTGGATTCCATAACTCAATATCATAATCATCTTCCATCATTTTAAAATGCCAGAATTCCCTATCCGTAATAAGCATATCTCTAAAGCCTCTTTCTTCAAGTTCTTGCATTTTAAATCTTTCTTCATCTACATTTAATTGATGAGATGCCCATTCTTCAACCATACTTCTATAGTCCATAGAAAAGAAATCTTCTATTTCAGGAAGTGTTTTAAGTTTTTCAGGACTTAATTCTGCTTGACCTTCTTCTGATTGAGGGTCCATGCCCATCTCAATCATTTTAGCTGTCAACTTTGCTGATGCGTCTGCTAATAAATTTTCTTCTACCATGGCTCTTTTAGAGTCCAGCATCTCATTATAAGAGATGTTATCTACTGCTCTAAATTGTACCTTAGAATATCTTTGAGAGAATTCCCCAGTTAATACATTTATAACATTTGGTATAATTGGATAAAATTTTAACTCTAGTGCTCCACCATCTTCTTTGACTAAAACATCCATCATGTCTTTATAGTCATTGTCCTCTTCAATTATATAATCTGTTTTATCAATTATACCTTTTGCTAATTTATAATTCTTAAGAAGTCTTCTTGCATTTTGCCTTATAAACTCTATACCTTGCAATTCTAACCAATCAATATTCCAAGCAAACCAATCATCATCTTTTTTCTTAGAAGATAAAAATTGCATTGGCTGCGTTAAGCTAGATGAAGTAGTAGTGCCCTCTGATTTTGCACCACCCTTTAATTGCATTGCATTAAATACTTTCATTATTTAAAATTTTTAAATCCGCTTCTCCTTATTTTATTTGTAGAATTGGGATTTTTACGTCCTAAATTCTTAAACGGGCTGTACTTTAATTTATACAAATTTTTTGACTTATCCAAAGAAGAACTCTCTTCTTTCACCTTTAAATATCCTCTATTTGCTTCTTGAACTTTGACAAATGCAACTAATGCTGAAAATGCAACAAGCCTATCCACGTTTAATCCAGGCTGATATTCTTTCATTTCAGTTAGTAGCATAGGATCTGGTATTCTTTCAATACCTAAAGTAGTGCTTAATACATTTCCCTCATTGTCTAATTCTTCATCTATCTCTTCTCTTAAGTATTCAATTGCATATGATATCAAATGACTTTTAAATAAAGATCCTGTATTTTTCCAACCATATTCTGAATATACACTTTTATTAGATCCAAGATCTTTTAGAAATACCATTTGATTTTTTGGAACTAAATACTTTTGTTTCTTTTTGGAAACCATGTAATTTATAAAATGGCTAATGTTATTCTCAACTAATGTCCAAGCATTATACCATTCAATGATTAATAACAGCTGTTCATGTGTTTTGTTTATATCATCATATCTACCTGACCATGCTGCTACAATTTTATCCTTTTCTATAAAAGTTTCAGGTCCATCTGGCGTGTCTCTTGTAATTTCAACTGAATTTTTATATATGAATATACTACACAATGAATCTGATGTTGTAGTTTTACCTTCTGATACAGGATCAATAGATCCATAGTATGCGCACCATTTTGGATTTTTTACCGGCCTTTCCCATACTTTTAAACATCCCGTTTTATCAGTCATCTTTTTATCTACAGGAAATGTAGATATAGGAAGCTTGCTTGATCTTTTAGCAATTATTCCTTCATGAGTTCTTTCAAGTTCTATTTGCTCATAACTATATTCTTTATCTTCTATTCTTTTTTGTTGTCTAGAAATAAGACCTTGTGGAAATATAGATTCTTTTCTATAGGCAAATCCTTCTGCAATCTTAGTTGGCTTTTGAGATATACGTAATTGGTACTGTTCTGGATTTAGTTTAGTTTTCCAATCTTCTCTTTCAACTATAATTGCATTAAGTGCTTGTTCTACTAAAGAATTTCCATGTTGATCAATATATGGTGGCATTGACCATTGCTCTGGAATAAATAACCCAGATAATCCAATAGTTCCATCTTTATCTAAAAGATTAGTTTCTACAGGATATATATCATTGTTAACGGGATGTAAGATCATTTCTTTCAATGGTTTACATTGGGATAAATCTCCAACTGATCCTGCTGCTATAAACATACCTGTAGTCATCATACCAGAAGACATTGCAGGACGGAGGTATTCATATGTATCCATCATCTTAGCTGCAATACCTGCTTCTTCATGAAAGAAATATGTTGTTGGTCCACCAACACCTGTTGTTGCATTTTTTTCAAAAGAGGCACCTTGTATTTTAGACTTTAAACCTTTACTTGCTTTTCTATTTCCAATCTTAACTTCAATCTGCTGTTGCCAAAGTAAAACCTTTTCTGGATTACTAGGTCTATACCAAGCAGTATGCTCATTAAGAAAATCTTTATATTCTTGTAAAAACTTCCAAGATCCTTTGTCATTAATGTAATCTTTAAGACTAGCTCCAATTTTACAAACACTTCCTTCTTCAAACCAATAAGTATTTATAAGTTTTCCCATATGAAAATAAGAAGATGCTATCTGACGTTTTTTAAATACAGCAGCATGCATATTATGCATTTCAGCCAACCATTCATAAAGAGCCATATGATACTGAGCATCTCTAACCTTAGCAAAGCCATATGCTTTTTCTTCCTTATCATAAATTGGAAGAAAGTTTAACCACATGTAATAGTCTCTAGTTAAATACCATATGACACCATCATTGTGATATATAACACCATTTCTACATTTATTTTTTTGATCATCCCAATACTTTGTAAAATCTTTTGACCTATATGGAGCATTGCAATAATAACCTTGATTATTAAACCTTGTTGCTTCTTCATTAAAGACAAAAGATGTTTTATCAAAATTATATTCTCCTGGAATTTTAAAAATAGATAATAAAAAATCTATAAACTCTTGTTCAGTTTGAAATATGGTATCAGTCCAATTTCCACTTTCGTATGTAGGTATGGATTTATACATTTACTATTTTGGCAAAAATCATATCAGCATTAACAAGTAAAACTTTGTCACCATCATGCATCATATCCATACCCATAGAATGTTCAGAATATTTTACTGTATCTCCAATATTTAGATTTTCTACTAATTCACCAATAGCCACTATATCAGCAACAAACTCTTCTTGAGCCTCAGTTCTAATTATTCTAGTACCTGCGTAATATTGTTCTGGTGATTTATTTTTTAACAATACTTTTCTTCCTATTGGAATTATTTTTTGATTTGTCATTTTTTTTAGTTTTTATTTATTGATCATATGCTAATCCTTGACCTCCTCTTACAGAGGTTTTTTGTTCATCTTTTAAATCCTTATACGCTCCTTTAAATGACTGCCGTATACCATCAAAATCTTTAGCTACCGCTCTAATTTGGTTAATGTTCCCATCTCTTCCATCTGTTATTTGTGTATTAGCCATATACGTTGCTATATTATCTAAAGCTCTTTTAATGCCATCATATGCTCTAGATGTTGGAGTTTCATATAATTTAAAACACATATCTAACGCATATCTTATTTTAGGATCTTCTGTAGATTCTTCTAACTTACATTCTTCAATAATTATATCCTCTTTATCATTTTCTGGTAAATTAAAAAATGGATTTAATTCAGGATCTGGACATGTCATATAAAATAAGTAAGAAAATATTGCCATATGTGTTTTAGGATATGTGTCAATTATGCTTTTTAAAAACTCTAATGTATGGCAGTGTTCTGTGAGTACTACCTTTTCATTCTGAATATCAAATAATCTTATTATCATTATTTTGGATTGTCTTTTAGCCAGTTAATAATTGATATGACCTCATCTTTAAGATACGGTAAGTCATACATTTTAATTTCTTTTAACACAGGCTCTCCATTAACATGTTCATTAATTGGATAGCCATTTTTGTCTTCACCTAATTGTTTAAATTTAACATGTTGTACTATAAGTTTACCTACTTTAAGTTTAGGATTATGTTTTTTAATAATATACGCATAAATACTCAATTGTAAACTATAATGATTTAAATGACAATCATCAAGATGTGATAAAGGTTTATATAGTTTTTTAGTAATTCCTTCCCAATTAGTAAATCCTTTTTCTTTAATTTCTTTATTGGTTTTATAATCAGTTATGTTGATTGTGTTATTTATAATTTCTACTACATCTGCTTGTCCGCATAGTTTGGCTGATTTTAAATATACCAGATGTTCAGGATAAAGCCCATCATATAACTTTTGTTCAGGAGCTAGTTTTATACCATCTTCTTTATTCAAAGGTCTTATAATTGGAACTTCAATACCTTCTTTTTCAATTGTATCTAATTCAAGAATGTCGGTTTCTCTTTGATTATGATACCAATTTCCAAGTTTTATAGCTCTTTGACTTTCTCCTTCCCATGCATTTATAATTTCAACCTCAGTCATACCATACCATTTGGATCTTTTATTTTTAGATGATTTTTTTGCTATAGCTTTTTGATCAAAAGGTTCTTTAAATTTTGATATAACGCTTGTAACACTAACCCAATCTATTTGATCTTCATCATTGCTTTCATAGGTATGACCTTCTTCTTTAAATGTTATTGCCATGATTTTGTATTTTATATTTTAATAAAAATGTTTCTATAGCATTACCAAAATCTTGATTATTTGGATATTGCTTTCTTAATTTTAAAACCTCTTTTCCTATTTGTTCAAGACTTGCAGTTTCATATGTATAATTTATATTATGTGTAGAATTATATATGATTTTTTTAATCTTTTTCATCTTGCAATTGTTTAATTAGTTCTAATTCTTCATCATCTGTTAGATACGCAGACCATTTTTTCTTAGGGCATTCGCTAGCTAAAGATCTAATTTTAATTGACAAACTACATCCGCAGTCTGCACAACAAGGTTGTGTCCCTGGCATAGCGCAATCACTTCCTTTTGTATCTAAAAATTCACATTGCTTGCATATATCCCATCTTAACCCAGCTTCAACTTCAATATGCTCTTGCTTAAATATTTTATTTTTAATTCCTTCAAGAATTTTATGTCTATTTTCAAATACTGTTTTAAGTTTCATTTCTTTTACTCTTAAATTCTTTCTTAGCATCTGCTAACCTTTCCATGCCTAGCAGTATATTCTCTAAAGTTTCTATCTTATCTTTTATTAGAATTGTTTTATTATATCCATTATACGTAGTTTTTTCTAAGTTGCCAAGATAGCTTTTATTTTTTATTATAGCTTTTTCAACTTTCATTTTACGTAGTGAGAATGTACCAAGACCATCAAGAAAAATATTAATATCTGTTAATCCAGATAGATTTTCACGAACCTTTTCATAATAAAAATTTACAAATTCATCTACTGCTGAAGCATGTACTCCTACTTTTTCTGCAATGCCTTCTTTAAATACCTTATGGCTTTTAGGATTCATTCACCTAGAATTTTATAATCTAATAGTACAATACCTTTAGATTGTATATTCAATATATCTGAAATAATAATTGTTTTTTTATTTTTACCATTCTTCTGAATTAAACCTTTCTTCTCAGCTTTTGTAATGGCGTTTCTAGCAGATTGAGGGCTTTTGAATATATTCTGCAAACAAGCAATCTTACAAAAGTCAGTAAGCTCATATTCTCCTACTATAGCTAGCTCACCTAAACAGTTTAGATCTGAACTACTAATTTGGATATTATTAAAAAAACAATACGTTAAGATTTGATATTCTACGTTTCTACGAATATCTGTTCTTATTTTCTTATTTACCTTATTTACTATCATAACTTTAATATCATTTCAACTAATCTTTCATCAGGATAACAATCCATCTTACCTTGCCTAACATTAGTATGAGTTAATAAACCTTTTACTTTACCATAGTATGCATCTTCTTGATATTCAAATGCTTTTATTGGACCAAATTTCTTTATCCATTGCTGAAGCCCTAACCTCATGTCAATTCTATCTCTTTCAGCAATTAACTTTAACAACAAACCGGTTTCTTCTATTTGTTTATCTGAATATTTATGCCAATACCTTCTCTTTTTAAAGTGAGAATCTAGTTCTATGATTTGAGACTCAATTGCTTTGGATTTAAAATATGTATACCCTTCATCATCCAGGTATCCTGTTGAGCATATCTCTATACCCACGGAACGTCTATTCATATAGCCTGATCCTGTTTTACCCAGATGCCAACCATAACCACTTTCAGGAAATGCTTGTACAACGACTCCATCATACTTATCAGTACCTGTTTTATGCGATTGTCCCCCTATTACAAACTCTGTTGCAACTCTCCCCCTGTCATCTCTATTCCAGTGGTCAACCACTTTATAAGGATCTTCTCTTCCTGCTGTGTGATGCAGAAAGCAATATTCATTAGTACTAGGCTTAGGTAAATACTCATCCTTATCTAAATAATACTTATGTATTAACTGATTGTAATCTGTCCTAAAGTACTGACCGTCTATATCACAGTCTTCATCAATAGCTTCATTGCCATTAGATCTAGACAACTCTAGCATAGCCCATGTTTTAGGTCCCACTATACCATCTACCTTTAACTGCTTATCTAATTGATATCTAAATACAGCCTTTTCTGTTATTGGTCCAAATACACCATCCGGTATAATATTTAATTTCTTTTGAAGAGTGACAATATCTGGACCCCGGTCACCTTTTGTTAATAGCTTTCTCATTTTTCAATTGGTTTCTCTTGAGTCTTCATTTCCTCCTCATCATTCTCCATAGTCTCATAAGCATTAGCTAGGAATGCTTGAGCTTGCAATCTCTTAGCACGATACTCTTCAATCTCTGTCATCAAGCGTTCATACTCAGCTTGGACTTTAAGATGTGGTAATTGATCTTTGTAAAACTTTGTAATTTCAGTTCTACGAGCTTTAACTTCTTCTGGAGTTAACACCTCTTGCGCAGGTGCAGATTTTTCTTTAATCATAATATTGGTTTTTTAATTTGACCAAATATACAAATAAAGTTTAACCTTTTAAGATTTATTATATTTTAATTAAGGATATGTACTATTTAGTATTTTTTTAAGTTCTGCACATCTTAAGTAATATTCAGACTCATCTAGCTTTTCATAGTAATCTATTATGTTCTCAAGTTCTTCTTCTAGGATACCTTCCATAGGATCATAAGCCATAATAGCAGATGTACCGTTTAACTCATTCTGTAGGACCAGATCATTAAACTCAATCTTACATGTAAGGACTCTATATGAATTCTCATATGCTGTATATAGCAGGTGACGTTCAAGCTCCATTTTC